GAATTTTTTCTAGTGATACTAATATTATTAAATATTGTACCAAAAGCTATGATTGCTTTTTTTGTATGTTGATTGTAAAATTGTTGATTTTTGAACATCAGAGTTCACCAAACGGATTTATTTCAGTACAGTCAAGAATTCCCTCTTGTTCTTGGAATTCGTCTATATCATCATTGTCGGTATTAGTAAGACTTCGTTGAGCAGAGAAGTCTTCCAGAATTAGGTTTTCACCACCTTCCAACATAAACAAATCACCACTCTCAAGTTTAAACTGGAATCTCAACCTATCAAGACTTAGATCATCAACAACGTCATCAAGAGCCTCGACACCAGTATCAAACACTTCGGAAGAGTAGTCAAAGAGTTCGCACTGCAATCTAAAGACGTAAATTTTTCCTAATTGGTAGAAAGGATTTTGAAATTCTACATACTTGATTTCAAAAACAGAACCCGTCTTCCCAAAATACAACAGGTCTCCTTCTGCCGGTCTAGCATCTAATTGAAATGTTCCACCAGAAGTATCTACTAGTTGTTCCCACCTTCTCTTCGACAGAATAAAATTGGCTTGATCTCTTATCTCAATGCCGAACTTTGAAAATAGATCACCTTGTCCCTCATATCCGTCTACATTCTCCAAGTACATTTCTAGGGGATAGGCCTGAGTAAACTGAGACAGGGCATCTTCATCAAAGATCGTGTCTCGGTTTACTACGGTTCTTGGGAGATAATAAACATCATGTCCATATATTTTCAGGCTCTCAATAACCAAGTCCTCGACCAACCTTTGTTCGTTGGTCGTACCCATTGTGTTACCGGACTGAAAATAGAAGTTAGTGGGCATATCTTATCCCACCATAATCGACGGGGGGAGTTCGTATTTGAGTTGCATTTCCTCTTCTATCTGTGCAATCTCTTGAATTGCTTCTTGATAGATGGTTTCTCCGTTCAGAGTTACACCACCCGGCATCTGAATACCTTGGAACTTTTTCATGTTCTCTCCCCACTGCCTTTTAATCTGGGCAGTGGCGTATCTCTTGAGGAACATATCATCGTACACTTCCGCATAATCACTGGGGTCTAAGATTGCATAAGCCTCAGCAACAATGTAATCTCCGATATCATACGTCTCCGATAGATCAGCGTCGATATAAAGTTTATTTGTTTTGCGATTCCATCTAATTGCCCTTTCGTTTCTGAACAACTGTTCAAGGGTTGACATATGAGTTTTGGTCATCGCATAGTATGTAACATCGGCAGACAACAAGTTGTACAAGTCGTTTAGTGCAAACTGGTAATCAACGTCAAATAATCCATCTGACTTTCCCCCGACAATTGCACCAAACTTAAACAACCTGACAACGTTGAGAATATTATTACTGATAGTAACATATCCATTTTCTATATCACCTTTGGTGTATGGATCGGATGAAAGAGTCGCCGTGTATCCAGAAGAATCACCAGTTATGGTTTCACTAGCAGTCCAAGTTCCCTTGGTTTTTTCTACAGTGATCTCATCCCCATCCAGAGAGTCTATGGTAGCAGTAGCGCCAGAAGTATTTCCGGTAATTTTTTCACCGACCTCAAAATTGCTTGCAAGGGAGGCTTGAAGGTTTACAGTAGAACCCGTCAGTTTGTGTTTGACGTAAGTTCTCTCTGTCCCATCGAAATGATACTCTTGCCAAAACTGCAACGCATCATCTATCCTGTCAGATATCTGATCGTCATCAACGTTGATCTCAATTACAGGAAACCCGAGTCGCCTGAGGCAGTAATCAATGAGTTCTTGTCTAGTAGACAATGCCATCGGTGTCTCCTATTATGATTGATCGTATGCGTACAACAGTGCCTTCAACGCAGTAATTTCTTGTTGAACAAATGCAGTAGTCGCAATTTGTGTTGTATTGGTTCCCGTAGAGGCCGTGGGCGCAGTTGGCGTACCACTTAAAGTAGCCGTACCCGTGAGATCACCAGTTACGTCACCCGTGACATCACCTGTAACATTACCAGTTACATCGCCGGTCAAATCGCCAGTCACATTACCTGTAAGATCACCAGTTACATTGCCGGTCACATTACCAGTAACATTGCCAGTTACATTACCTGTTAAACTACCAATAAATGTGGATGCCACAAATGTTTCTGATCCGACAGTCCATCGGTCATTTGATTCGTCCCATATCAAAGTTTTGTTTGTATCGTCACCTCGTTCAACTTCAATACCAGCGTTCTCAGATGCAGAACCACTTGCATTACTGTTTAGCGTGATAATATTATCTGCAAGACTGATAGTTTCAGTATTGACCGTTGTAGTTGTACCAGACACAGTTAGATTACCACTAACTGTCATATTGTTGAACGTCACATTGGCAGTTGTAGAAACATCTTGACCAATGGCGATGTCATCCGCGTTGACGGTAATACCAGTACCAGCACCAACAGCTACAGTGACATCACCAGAAGCGCCGCCACCAGTTAAACCTGCTCCGGCGGTAATACCCGTGATATCTCCGTCAGTTATTTCTGAATAAAGTGCAAGTCTGTGTCCACCGGCAGTAGAACCATCATGAGCCCGCAGTGTGTTATTGGTAGTATCAAAAGATATTTCTCCGGCCGCACCAGTGAAATTACCGTTCTGGGTCGCTGTTCCCCTTCTAAATTGTACTTGTGTTGGCATAGTATTTCCTAATTATCTTTTGGTGTTATGATAAGACACCCAAATCTTCTGTCGATAAAGAGCCGTATGGAGTAGTTAAACAATCAAAAGATACAGAAGTTGATTGACCAAAAGCATCTGTTGAGTCTGAAGAAAGATCGCCATAATCTCCCGTGGGAAAAATCAAACTATTATCAGCCACAGCAAAGTTTGAGACAGTAACAATGTTATCACCAGAATCCCTGACATATATCTTTTTGTCAGCTGTGTTTACAGCGATCTCGCCAACGGCGAGATCGGATGTAGTTGGCTCAGAAGAAGCAGTTTCACTTCTTTTTGGTTTTATTATTACCGCCACTTACTTATAATCTCCCGATTTTTTTTCTCTCACCGTCTTACTAGAACCCTGTGACTCTTTCTCAAATGCCGTCAACTTCATATTTGCATGTTCCAATTGAGATTTCATCAATAGGTTTTCTTGCTGCAATTCATTGACTCTGCTAGCCAACTTATTCAAGTAAATTTGTACAAACTCTTCATCCATAATTCAAACCCTTCATTCATTATTTAGTATGTGCCACCATCAATTGTTGCCGCTGCCAGTCGAGTATCGAAAGCAGAGTTAAATCTTGCGGCGGTGTAGTAGAGATTCGTGCTTCCTTCAGACAGATCATCAGTGTCGTGATTAGAAATATCACTTACTGTACCTGTTACGTCACCAGTGACATCACCCGTAACATCACCCGTAACCGTTCCCTCAAGATTTGCAACCAAAGTAGCAACAGTGTAACCAGTTGCACCAGTGTCTACTGTTGTTGATGGTTGACTCTGAGAGTCCTTAAACAGTTTCCACTTACCACTGTCAGACGCATCACGGAACAGACCGGCGTAGAGGTCTTGTGAACCAGAAGTGTCATACAAACCATAGAAACCAACGTCAATTGAATCAGCGGCGTTGTTATTTGATGCCAACTTGAACAGTGGGTCGGTAACTTCCAAGTTTGTGGTGTTGACAGTAGTGGTAGTACCATTTACAGTCAAGTCACCAGTGACAGTAGCGTTACCGCCAACAGAAACGTTACCAGAGAATGTACCAGTAGAACCAGCAACAGTACCACCGCTGATAGAACCAGTTACGTCACCTGTTACGTCACCAGTTACGTCACCTGTCAGATCGGCAGTTACACTATTAAATGTTACATCTGAAGATGTTCCAACAGCCTGACCGATTGCAAAACTAACTTGGTTGTCACTAACGGTAGTCGTTACACCAGTACCACCATCAAATGTCAGAGTGTCACCTGTGTTAAATGTATCATCAGTACCACTGTCAGCAGAAAGTGTGAATGAGGTACTGATTGAGGCAGTACCAGCGGCAGTTAAACGACCTTGTGCGTCAACCGTGAATGTCGGAACCGCAGTAGCAGAACCATAAGAACCCGCAGTTACAGCAGTGTCATCAAGGTCAATTGACAAACCATTGCCAGATGCGGTGGTAGTGATACCAGTGTCACCAGTGATTGCAAGGGTTTCTGCCTGTTCAATAACACCAGTACCAGAGTCACCAGAAAAATCCAGATCGAAAGCGGCGGAGGCAACAGAATCTACATAAGCCTTAACTGATTGCTGTGTAGGAATAAGTGTGGCACTGTCAGAAGTCATATCGTCTTCGTCTGCAAAACCAGTAACAGCAATAGTACCGTCACTCAGTGAAGTACTAAATGAGACTGTTGTACCAGTGATTGCACCGGAGATATTACCCGTGACATTACCAGTTACGTCACCAGTTACATCACCAGTA